CATCCCGTCGTCCAGGCATTGGCGACGCCTGGTACGAGACCTTCAAAAACGACATCTACCCGTCAGACTTCTGTGTCGTTAACCGGAAAAAACATCCGGTTCCAAAGTACTACGTTAAAAAATTACAAGAGGAGGAACGCCAAAAAATCAAACGTCGCCGTAAGGCGAACTCAAACAAAAAACGGGCCGACAATACGCCGGCCCGTCTGTTAGCTCGCGAGCAAGTGCAGCTTGCTCAAGCCTCAGTCTTAAAAAGGAAACTGTAATGTTGCTTCGTTGTTATTCAATCTTCGATAGCAAGGCGCTCCAATATCACCCGCCTTTCCATCAATCAACGGACGGTGCTGCCGTCCGTGCGCTCGGTGACTTGGTCGCCGACATGCAGACGCAAGTCGGCCGTCATCCGCGCGACTTCGTCCTCTATTTCATCGGCACGTACGATGATCACAAGGGCGCTATGCAGCCCGTCGAGCCGCTCGTTCACGTCATCGACGCGATCGCGCTCGTTCAACTCAAGCCCACCCAGGACGTGTTCCTGGAAAAGCAGGAGGTCAAGTAAATGGCACGTATGCCTTCTGTCATGGCCTCTGGCCATGACTTCTCGCGGGTCCCTCGAGCAGAGATCCCGCGCTCATCCTTTGACCGCTCGAGCGGTCATAAAACCTCGTTTAACGCCGGCGAGCTCATCCCGGTGTTCTATGACGAGGTTCTCCCTGGCGACACCTTTAATCTGAATATGACTGGCTTCTGTCGCCTCTCCACTCCCCTCCGACCGTTCATGGATAATGTATTCCTCAACTCCTTTTTCTTCTTTGTACCGCTCCGGCTCCTTTGGTCGAACTTCCAGAAGTTCATGGGGCAGCAGGATAATCCAGGCGACAGTACGTCGTTTGTTATTCCGCAAATCGTCAGCCCTGTCGGCGGATACGGCGAGCAGTCGCTCTTCGACTACTTCGCCCTGCCCACTAAGGTGCCCGGTATGTCGCACTCGGCTCTATATCTCCGGGCCTACAATCTGATCTGGAACGAATGGTTCCGTGATCAAAATCTCCAAAACTCCGCGCCAAAAAATATGGGCGACGGTCCTGACGCTTACACTGATTACACAATTCGGCATCGTGGGAAGCGCCATGATTATTTCACTGGCGCGCTACCTTGGCCGCAGAAGGGCGGCGGGATCTCGATCCCGCTCGGCACCTCTGCGCCTGTAAAAGGAATAGGCGTTCAAACGGCGGCCGTATGGACCGCCGGCGTCGCTAACGTCCGGGAGACTGGGTCTACCGGCGCAATCACCTACCCCTTCGGTTACGGCCTCGGTGCCGGCAATGCCGTTGTCCAGGGCGTAGCGGCCGGCGCAAACCAGCCGCCGGCGATCTTCGCGGATCTATCAGCCGCGACCGCCTCCACCATCAACCAGCTTCGCCAGGCCTTCCAGCTCCAGAAGCTTCAGGAGCGCGACGCCCGTGGCGGCACGCGCTATACTGAAATCGTCCAGGCACACTTCAACGTGACGTCTCCGGACAGTCGCCTGCAGCGCCCCGAATACCTCGGGGGCGGCCAAGGAATGGTCAATGTCAACCAGGTCGCCCAGACCGCCCCGACCGTCGCAGGCCAGACGCCTCAAGGAAATCTGGCCGCTTACGCTACTTCAACGGTCACGGGTCATGGGTTCAGCAAGTCCTTCACTGAACACGGCATCCTCATCGGCCTTATCTCGGTCCGGGCCGATCTGAGCTATCAACAAGGCCTCAACCGTATGTGGTCGCGCTCGACCAAATACGATTATTACTGGCCCGCGCTCGCTATGATCGGCGAGCAGGCCGTTCTCAACCAGGAGATCTACGCCGTCGGCACCGCTGTGCCAGGTCAGGACGTCGCTGCCTTCGGCTACCAGGAGCGCTTCGCGGAGTACCGCTACAAGCCCTCTGTGATCACCGGCAAGCTCCGAAGTAATTCGGCCCAGCCCCTCGACACATGGCATCTGGCGCAAAACTTTACCGCCCTGCCGACGCTCTCCGATACCTTCATCCAGGATAACCCGCCGATCGCGCGGGTGGTCGCCGTCCCTACCGAGCCAAACTTCATCGGCGACTTCTTCCTGGCTCTCCGCTGTGCCCGCCCCATGCCGGTTTACGGCGTGCCCGGCCTGATCGATCACTTCTAGTGGATCCCGTAACAGGAGCCGCCCTCATCTCCGCCGGAAGTTCTATCTTCGGCGGCATGATGGGGGCTTCGGGCCAACAGGCGGCCAACGCCCAGCAATGGGCCGGACAAATGGAAGCGGAACGCTTCAACGCTCAGGAAGCTGCCACCAATCGGCAGTTCCAATACGACATGTCGTCAACCGCCTATCAGCGGGCAATGGCCGACATGAAAACTGCCGGCCTCAATCCTATCCTCGCCGCCAATCTCGGCGGCGCATCCACGCCTGGTGGAGCTGCTGCGTCTATCGGTGGCACCGGAAGCTTCGGCAATGCCGGCGCCCCGATGCAGGCCGGCATCAGCTCGGCCGGACAGGCAGCTAACCAGGCTATCGCCATGAAAAGTACTATGGCCATGGCGGAAAAAGATCAGTCCCAGACTGAGCTAAACAAGGCGTCTAAGGTCTACACCGACGCCAATACGGCTTTGAATAATCAACTTAAGATCAAAGCCGACCAGGACACCGCGACCTCGGCCGCCCAGGCTAAAGTCGCGGAAGAAAATGCAGCGAATATCCGGCAGGATACGCTCAACAAAACAATCGACGGCGTCATTAAATCTCACGACGCCAATACCGCCTTCCACAAGTCGAGATCCGCTCAATATGAGGCGGATCAATCTCAAAAATACGGCCCCGGTACATGGGGCAATCTTGGCGGTACCGTCGAAAAAGTAATCGGCCGTGGGCTCGATTTCATGTCTACGCCTGGTCAAAACTACAGCGGCACTCCGTCTCCGCGCAGCGCCACTCCTCGCAACATCGGCCCCAATAACGGCGGCCTCGTCATCGACATGAAGAGGTAATCAATGGCTAAGCAATCCGATCGTGAACACGTGCCCGTCATGGGCTGGTTTCACCCGCACGCACCCGTCGACTGGACGGGCGAGATCCTCGACGTCAAGACGGGCGAGCTCGTCAAGGAGCCCTCCATGACGAAACAGGCTTTCGTCGCAGAATGCGACATCAACAATATCATCCGAGAATTCGGAGTGACTGGCGTTGCCAGGCACATCAACGAGAACCGCGACAAAGGTCTCTATGCGGATCTCCCTGAGCCCCTCGACTTCCAGCAGTCGCTCAACATCGTGCTCCAGGCACAATCGTCATTCGACAGTCTCCCCGCCCAGGTGCGGGCCCGCTTTGGCAACAACCCCGAGCAATTCCTTGGCTTCCTCTCGGATCCGGCTAACCAGGAGGAGGCGATCAAGCTTGGCCTGGCTACCGACAATCGGCCTGTCCCGCAGCCCGAGCCCCCACCACAAAAGGTGGAAATCGTCAACCCAAAAGACGAAAAATAGCGCCGCGCGGCGCTAGAGCGCGCCTAGCTCTTGTGCTGCCGAGCAACTTAAAGGCCCCCATTTGGGGGCCTTTCTTCTGGACCATATGATCTACTTGATATCATATGGTCTAACTGACAGCCCTAGCTGTCTAAAACAGGAGCGAAAGCATGAAGCGACACTCAATCCCGGCTAAGCAAAGCCGGAAAACCTTCGGCCGTACGGCTCAGAAGGTCCACCCGAAGAACACCCCAGCCCTGCCCATGCGTGGTGGCATTCGGCTCTAGGTGACCTGCTTTCACCCCATAGCCGCTTACAGGTCGCTACATCGCGATCCGGAGGGCGGCTATGGGATCACCTTCAACCCCATAAAATCGCTCATAGGGGGCGGCTTTAGCTTCTCAGTCCCCTGTGGGCGTTGCATAGGATGCCGCCTGGATAGATCCAAAGATTGGGCCGTGCGCTGTATGCACGAGGCCCAAATGCATCCGCAAAACTGCTTCCTCACTCTGACCTATAATCGGGAAAATCTGCCGGCTAACTATTCGGTCGACGTTCGACCGCTCCAGCTGTTCATGAAGCGCTTGCGCGAAACAACCGGCCAAAAAATACGCTTCTTCGCCTGTGGCGAATATGGAAGCGAAGATGGCGAGTTCCCCCTTCAACCTCACTATCACGCTTTACTCTTCAACTACCGACCCCCAGATCTAAAACTCCATTCCAAAACAAAAAATATTCCTCTCTACACCTCTGAAAAAATCTCAAAACTATGGATCAACACTTCTACAAAAAACTCTCTGGGCTTCTCTACTGTCGGTGAACTTACTTACGAAACCGCAGCTTACTGCGCACGCTACGTCGTGAAAAAAATCGGCGGCGAACAAGCCGCCTCTTATTACACTCGCCTTCATCCCATTACTGGCGCTCTGTGCCAGGTCAAACCCGAATTCATGGTCTCATCCCGTCGTCCAGGCATTGGCGACGCCTGGTACGAGACCTTCAAAAACGACATCTACCCGTCAGACTTCTGTGTCGTTAACCGGAAAA